CGGCGCTGATGCAGCATGACATTGAGATCGGTAAGGGCGCGTCAACCTGGGTGATCAACCTTCGCGCACTTGTTCGGCCAATGATCACCTATGGAATGTTCCTGCTTCTCTGCGCTGTCGATGGGGTCGGGTTTTACTACGCCATTCAGACTGGCGTTGCGTTTCAAGACGCGATGGCGCTGTTGTGGGATGAGGAGACACAGATAATCTGGTCGAGCATCGTGGCATTCCATTTCGGTAGCCAAGCGTTTAAGAAATGAAAGTTAGTGACGCTGCGGTTGAATTAATAAAGCATCACGAAGGCAAGCGCAATCGGCCATATATGTGCAGTGCGCTGCTTCACACGATTGGGTACGGTCACGTTCTGTATCCAGAGCAAGGGAAGCTAAAGCTCGAAGACCGCAAGAACTATCCTTTACGACCTGAACACGACAAAGAGTGGAGCGACGATGGGATTGTTGCGATTCTGCGATCTGATCTTCAGCGTTTTGAGAACGGTGTACTTAGACTGTGCCCTGGCTCTGCTGATAGCCAAGCACAGTTTGACGCTTTGGTTTCCTTCAGTTTCAACGTGGGTCTCGGAAATCTGCAATCATCTACTCTGCGGATGAAATACAACCGAGGTGATATTGCTGGAGCTGCTGACGAATTTTTGAAGTGGAACAAAGCAGGCGGGCGAGTCCTGAAAGGTCTTCAGAACCGCCGCCTCGAAGAGCGAGAGCTATTCCTCTCGTGATTTACGGGGATTGATTACGAAGGCCATAGGGTCGCGCTTGGCCTGTTTGCCATAAACGCTTTCCCCGTGAGCTAAAGTAGTCACCTTGCCGCCACTGGCAAAAAACTCTTTTATGTGCTGGTCGACATCTTTTGTCCACGGTGGTTTTTCTCTGACATAAGCGTCGGGCGGGTTGAAATAGATATTGTCTTTGTTCATTTCTTCATCTCCAACTTTCTTTTTGCAATCGCCAGTCTTGCTGCCAGCAATTCGTCTTTGCCTTTCTTGTTGCAAGAAAAACAAACATAACCCTCAGAATGGAAGTTGCGCATCTGACATTGGTTTTGGGTGCTTTCTATTCCGCAGGTCTTACAGATAACCGCGACTTTTTGCTTGCCTGCCAAATAGTACGCTCTGGATTGTCTTTGTGGGATTCGTCCAAAAGGCGTCTCGCGCAAAAGATATATTTGTTTTGTCATTCGTTCTTTTCCCTCAACTTTTGGTCAGCCCAAATAGCTCCTGCGTAGTGGTCATGCGGAATGCCTTGTAAGTCTTTCGCTTCCAGCCCGACAAAAGGCTTGTAATCAAAGCCGCTCAGAATGGCAGCAAGAGCTTCAGCGCGTTTCATTGACGGCTGCCATGACATCACGCCAGGCGAGTCCTCGCGCATCATTCCTGATTCAATCAGCGCGGTCAGAAGGTTCATTTTTGACCTCATAGGGCGCATTCGCTCTGCCAAAAAAGCCCACTTTGTTTGAAGCATGAAAAAGGTGGTCAGGGATGCCGTGGCTTGCATCTTGTTTTTCAATTTCACATAAAACGATTGATGAACATCCACTGTTTTTAAAGCTCTCTAATACGCTTACGGCGACAGCTTTATTAAAATAATAACCATCCACAGACCCTGTTTTGCAATCCCAAATCATCCAGGCTTTGTTTTCCATTGCTTTTTCCTCTTGCTTGTTTTTTAAGTGTAAATGACACAAAGCGTCGTGATGGCACGACACACAATAGTGATCTGCGGTAGGTTCGTATTTGTCGCAGATCGGTGTTGGCTCGCAGATCCATGTCTCTGGAAGACATTTACAGTCCATGGTTCACCCTCACGCGTTCGAGGTCATGCCATCGTAGCCATGAACGAAATTTCCCTAGAACTTCCTCGCGTGTTCTGCCGAACCACACAAAGCGCTGGACTCCATCATCAGATGACAATGTCCACCAGTCAGGCTTGATCTGCTTGATTACCATGTTGGTCTCCGTAGATTTTCAGGTTTGCCACAAACTGCTCGCCGCTCAGGCCGAGTTTGGAGGCGATCATTTCAATCGTCGACCAACGGACATTGGCCGACCGGAAGTAGGCTTGAAGTCTTTGGCTCGAAATCCCAACCATCCGGCAGAACTCGGTGTTTTTGCGGTGATTGGCTTCAACGTACTTTTTCAACATTTGTCCTATGTGCATCAGTCTTTCCTCAGTTGGTTGGCGAGAGTCTGTATTCTATCAACGGTTTCTAATAATACTTCATGGAGCGCGGAAATATAGTTTTCGTCCCTCTCGACCCTGACCAACAATGGCTTCATGTCTGGGTGATAGGAAAGGAAGTCGCACCACTCCCTCCCAGTCACCAAAAGCTGACCCTGCACCTGCGGGACGTAGAGGCCCGGCAAGGCGTTGTCGACGAGATACTCAACGTGGGTATGGGGTAGCGGGCATTTGATCTCTAACAGCCCCGTAGAGCCTACAAGGCCGTCTGGCGAGCAGCCGAAGCCGTTGTCGTGGAGGCAGAACCCGATTTCGTCGACGGGGTTGATCAGGGAGTAATAATCACGCGCTTCCGGTTCGAGTTCCGTCCCGCGAGCCATTGCGGCGTTCGGTTCCTCATAATCTGATTTCCCAGTAAGGATTTCGGCCACCAGCTTGTTGATGTACCCATCCGCCTGTGTTGACTTCTTGCCGGTAGGAGTCAGCAGTTTCCCAAACTGGCTTGCCGTAGGCACGCCCAGCCGAGCGGCGTACCATTCCGGTGTTCTCTGGTCTGCGGTGATGATCCTCATTGTTTAACCTTCTTTTCGAGGAGGGCTTTCGCTTTGGCGAAGTCCGAGGATTTCATCTCTGCCAAGCCGCCAATTTTGAAGAAGCCGAGGAAGGCTTCAAGGTTGATCTTTTCGCCTAGCGTTTCAATCAGCGCGACCAGCTCTGCTACCTGGCCCTCGGTGACTGGCGCGATCTCGACGGCTGGGAGATCCTCTCCTGCGTAGATGTAATGGCCCAACCCGTACAGGGCAAGGCACTTCACCAAGCACCGCATCATGGCCGTGTTGACCGCAAAAGAATCAGGGTCAACGATTGCCTTGTTTCTATGATCCATGACTGGAAGCCACATACGGCGCGAGCACTCGCCGATCTGGACGGTGCAGAACACCATCTGCGTCCCGTTTGGAAAGACCTGTGGTGGGTCAAACGAATATTGGGCATCAGGGTAGTGTTCCATCAAGACGCCCCATGCCCAGGCCCAACTCAAGTACGAAAGGCCGTTTTTCTTTTCAACGTGCGGGGTGCAGTCGATCTTTGAAAGGGTCTGCCAAATCTGTTTGTACATGGTGTTGTTCTCATTGAGTGCTGGATTGCACGGGCGCACCATAACCTATTATGGGCAGGGTGTAAAGCAATATATTTCAGGCAGCAAGAAAATATTTTACAAAAAAGGCTTGCAATCGTAAACGAATGCGTTTACTATTAGTCCCGTAGTAAAGAGAAACCAACCGAGGAAACAACGATGCAACTGCAAACGATGCTAAACCATATGCTGAGAGACCGTTCACCAAAAGCGAAAGAACCGTCAGTAAAAAAGCTGAAAATGCAAGCAGCAAAACTCGGCCTCACAATTGAGGTTGATCGAGTGGGTCGAGAAATCGGCTACTGGATCAACGGAACAAATTGGACTGACGGAACCTTTTGCTCAAGCAAATCAGAGCTTGAATACAAGCTGAACAATTTTACTAGATAACCAACCTCCCAGGTTCGCCGGGGCATCCTTAAAGGAAATAATTTCAGGCAGCAAGAAAATATTTTACAAAAAGGCTTGCCTTAGTAAATGAAATCGTTTACAGTTCGTTCCGTAGTCGAGAGAAACCAACCGAGGAAGCAGAGAATGATCACGATGTCTGTAAGCAGAAGAATATATCAAGCATGCCAGTTGGATATGTTGGCTGGAGAATACGGCCTCACGTGGGTGCGTAGCACCAAGCGAGGCAATGTCTTTAGCGGCACAGAAGCGGCATGGCGTCGGCTTGCCGACGATGTAGATTACCGCAGCGACTCTTGCTGGTCAGACGGCAGACTCTTCAAATCGGACGGCATACACGCTCGAATCGATAGGGCCGTGGCGAAACTGGTTTAACCAACAACGCCCCGATTCGCCGGGGCAACTTCAATACAGGAGACAGACATGAAATACAAAACAATCAATGAAGCGCTCGCTGCCATCATTGCGGGTGAGTCGGTAGAGGCCGTTGCCGCTGGCATACAGGGAACGATGGACTACGCAATCGACTACTACGATTGTAGTCGTCATGAGGAAGCCGCAATGCGCGCCCTGCGCGCTGCATATGTGCCAAAAACATTATTCACCAAGCCCACTCCAGCAGAGGCGATGGCAAAAGCGTCCTGCGGCTGCACAGTAGCAAAATCGCTGCTGATGATGGCCAGTTTGGGCAGCTCTTGCGCAGACTGTTACGACAGAATGAGCGGCTGAATTATTGCTGCCTCGACCTGTAAGACACCGCGAGAAAACAGATGTAAAGCAATTACTTTCATGCTTCATAAAAATATTTTACGAAAATGCTTGCAATCGTAAATGAAGTTGTTTAATATTGGTTCCGTAGTAAAGAGAAACCAACCCAACAGGAAACAGACATGAGCTACAAGCTTACCGCCAACCAGCAATCTTTGCTCAATGCACTGCCGATCAACGAACAGGTGATCGTGCTGACCTCTAGTTATACCGACTTAGCCCGCAACCCTGAGAAACACCGCGTTACTCGCGGTAGCGTGCAAGCTATCCGGGGCCTCGAAGCCCGGGGCATTGTCAAGGCCACTCATTTTTGGCGGGGAGCTGTAGTTACCCGCATCGCATAACCCAGCCCATACAGGAGACAGCAGCATGACTTACACGATGCGCTACATATTAAACGGCGAATACGAGACCTTGGAATTCAGCGCAGGCTCCAAAAGTATGGCAAACGACCACGCTAGGCACTACTGCTGGGTGATTGGCGCATTGCTGATCGAAGTGACCAAAGCCTAACCCCACCGCCCCGGTTCGCCGGGGCATCACTCAAGGAGGCAGTATGTGGAAATTTGAGAAAGCAGCAATCGAGGACGCCATCCAGCGCGGGTGGTTGTTCGAGTGTGGTGACCCTGACTTCCCGGAATGGGAGATCAAAGCGGGATATGACCGCCATATCGGGCAGCTCATACAGGACGAGTGGAAGACCGCAGAGGAAATCGAGAAGGACGAGTTCATCGTCCTGATCCTCGAGCAGTACAGCGACCACCTGATGGCTGGCCGCATTACCTGGGAGCAGGCAATCCTTTGCCGACTCGAACAGATCATTTTCATGGAGCAGATAGCATGAACGTTGAAGTTAGGAATGTGGTTTCAATCGACCTGGGCGAGCTGCTCACAAACGAGAAGTCCGACTATTGCCACCGGACGATCGTGATCGAAACGCCGCAGGGCCAGGTAGTCCTGAAGCTCTACTCAAAGGACGGCGATGCCCTGAAGGTGGCCGTATGATCTGCCACTGCGGGGCGAACCCCGATGGCTTGTGCGGGGACTGCTGGCTGGCTCCCGAACAATTGGAGCTTCCCTTCGAGCAGGAAGGTGGTTAGTATTGTGTCACCAGCGTCGAATCTGGAAACAATGCAAGGCAATAGTGAGCATTCTCCGAAGCTGCCCCCTGTTGCCGTAACTCTGACCCTCCTGGTTGTGCCTTGCGCGGCATTTCGACCAGGGGGCAGCTTCCGAGGATGTTCAATGCACTACTACAGACGGAATTTGGGCGATTACGCTAAAAAGGCTGGTCGGCTGACCATTTTGCAGCATGGTGTTTACAACCTACTGCTTGACGCTTGCTATGACCGCGAGCGTTTCCCCACCCGCGACGAAGCCATTGAGTGGACTTGGGCGGTCTCGCCAGACGAGATTGCAGCGGTCGATTTCGTCCTTTCTAGGATGTTCACCCTGTCGCCAGAAACTGGTCAGTACATTCAGGGCCGAGTGGTTGAGGAAATCGCAGAATACAAAAAATACTGCGAGAAACAGGCACTTAACGGCAAATCCGGCGGAAGGCCACGGAAACCCAGTGGAAACCCAGAAAAACCCAGTGGGTTACCAGTGGAAACCCAGTGGCAACCCAAAAAAAGGTTAACCACTAACCAGTTAACCACTAACCAAATAACCACTAACCAGAGTAAGCGCTTCGCGCCACCCGCTCTCGATGAGGTAATCAGTGAGATGACCGGAAGAACACAAGACCCTACCCACGAAGCAAACAGATTCTTGGCTTACTACGAATCGAACGGCTGGAAGGTCGGCAGGAACCCGATGAAGTCTTGGAAAGCAGCAGTCACCAATTGGGTGACCAAGACAAAACAACCACAACTGATCGACAGTTCCCAGACGGGGCTGGCGGCCAGGCTAACCGACACTAGCTGGGTGTAACCATGAAGTCTGAAATCATCGAAGCCTACGGTTGGCTATGGCACGAAGTGGCGCAAGGGACAAAAACACGCAAGGCGTATCAACTTTTGTCCCTTGCATTGACCGCAGAACAACGAAAGGCGGGGATTGAGAAGGCGAAGTTGAGCGGGGCGGGGAAGAATGCGAAAACCCGTTGAATTCGCATTATCTTGTATTGTAATTGGTTTATTTGTTATTGCTTGTTTACCATCAACTGGCTTTTAGGAGGCCGCATGGATCAGAAAAAAACCATACTTGATCTGCTAAAGAAGGGCGAGACGCTGACCGGATTAAAGGCGTTACGGTTAGCAGGGACGATGAAGTTATCCACCAGGATCGGTGAGCTTGAAAGGCAGGGTCATATCATCCACAAGGGTTGGACGAAGACTCCGAAAGGCGTGAAAATCAGAACGTATTACATGGGAGTTTAAAATGTTTGAACAAAGACCAAACAGCGGTGCCATTTTCAACAACGGCCAGAAGCAAAAGGACAGCCACCCCGATATGCGTGGCGACTTCAACATCGACGGGCAGAAGTATTCCATTTCAGGTTGGTGGAAGACCGGCAAGAAGGGGGAGTTCCTTTCTGTGAGTATTCAAGAATGGAAGGCACCGGAGTTGTCAAAGCAGGTTGAGGTAAAACCGACCCGTAAACAGCCGGTCGTTACCAAAGATGATTTTCCAAGCGACGAGATTCCTTTCTGATGAAAAAAGTCACCAAAAAAGAGATTGCCCAGATTCGTGCGTTATATCCTCAGTTCTGCCAGGCTGAGATCGCAGAACAACTGGGAATCTCAAGACAGCAGGTTCATTACCATTTGAGTGTCGCGGGGGTGATCCTGCCGGGTAAAAGGGCGCAGAGAGACCCTGAAACGGGTTTGTTTATGACTCAGCAAAACCGGCAGGATATTGAGTTCAGGCGACAACTCAACCCCGTAATGACCGCATGGCAGAGTAGGAGTATTCGTGTTCGCCCATCCGAAAAGACCGTGGAAGCTGGCAGCGGAAATCTGCCAGCTATCTCTTGAGGAGCGGAGGAAGGCTTTAGACCTGATCGACCCGATGTTCCGGGATCAAGTCAAAACCCACTTGGTAAACTATTTCGAGCGCAGAAAACATGGAATTAAAAACGCTCGCCCAGCTCGCTATGGAAATGGCGAAGATGAGGGCCGATATCGAGGCCGGGAAGACTATTGAGCTTTCATGGTCGGCTGAGAAGGGCAAAACGCCAACGCAAAGGAATTCCCTTCATCGTTGGTTGGAGTTGCTCGCGGATGAACTGAACGCCGCTGGTTTCGATCAAACGGTTTGGTTTAGGGAGTACGCGAAGGCAGGGATTTCTTCAAGGTGGTCGAAGTACTCGGTAAAGGAGACTTTTTACAAGCCGGTTCTGGAATCCCTGACCGGCAAGACCTCGACGGAGGAAATGAATACCGTAGAACCCAGCGAGGTGTGCCAGATTGTAGGGCAGGCACTTTCCCAAAGATTAGGAATCACTCCCCCGGCATGGCCGACGAGGTTTGAATGTTCATCAAACGACTAGCAGCAGATTCGTGGTTTTCAAGGTGCGTCCGAGAGGCGGCGAAGTGGAAATGCCAGCGGTGCGGCGCGCAGCATGATCCTGGCTCGCAGGGGCTTCACTGCGCTCATTTCATGACGAGGGGCAAGTGGGCTACCAGATTCGATCCGTTGAACGTGGCGGCCCTCTGCTACGGTTGTCATTCGTTCATCGACTCTCGACCTTATGAAAAGGCCCAGTGGTTCGAGGACTTTCTAGGAAAGGACGTTGCCCAGATCATCCGCGAGAAGTCCGAGAACACAAAGCACGGTCTCAAGAAGTGTTTAAAGGAAATCACTAAACATTACAAGGCCGAGCATGAGCGAATTCAGCAGGCAAACCTCGACGGGGTGCCGAACGTAACTGTGGTGGGGTTTCTATGAACTTAAAATTGTGCCCAAAATGCAAAGCAGATGCCGAAGAAATTATCGCCGCCAGTATTGACGAGGATGGCATGATGCAACCTTGCAAACCCTACCGCAGAGGCTGGTACTGTTTTGAATGTGGGCACTTCGATCAGGCAATCGGTCGTGAACGGCTTGTCAAAGGTATGGTGGAAGGTAGTCATCCCTCATTTCAGAGATAAGCCAGCGTACCGCGAAAACCCAAGCGATTGAAAAAAGTACAATAAACATATAACCTCCATTGTGTTGGGAAAGGAACCGTAAAGCATATTGGGCGAAAAGTAAAGGGAAATGTTATGCCATTGAAGAAAGGGTACAGCAGATCGTCAGTATCCGCTAACATCAAGAAAGAGATGGCCTCGGGGAAAAGCCAGAAGCAAGCAGTTGCGATTGCTCTGGATGTAGCACGACGAGCCAAGAAGAAGCGGGGGAAGCTTGAGTAAATTTCCGACCTATAAAACTAAGTCTTTAGATTCTCTCATTCCTTACGTCAGGAATAGCCGAACTCACTCTGAAGAACAGGTCACGAAGATCGCCGCCAGCATTAAGGAGTTTGGCTTTCTCAACCCCGTGATCGTCGATGGCGAGAGCGGGATTGTGGCGGGCCACGGGCGCGTTATGGCGGCGAAGAAGCTGGGCATGGATGAGGTTCCGGTCATCGAGGCAAGCCACCTCACAGAGGCACAGAGGCGGGCGTATGTGATCGCTGATAACCGGCTGGCTCTTGATAGCGCATGGGATGTTGATCTGTTGAAGATTGAGCTGTCTGACCTTGATGCTAATGGGTTTGATCTTGCTCTGACTGGTTTTGATATGGGCGAGTTAACTTCGATGTTTGACGAACCAGACTTTGCGCCGGGGACAGAAGATGACCAAGGGAAACTAGACCAGCTAGAGCCAAAGATGGTTATTTGTCCTAATTGCCTCGAAGAATTTGATAGCAGGGGCCATGAAAAATGACAGAAGATCAAAAGAACAAAAACATTCTTTCTAGATTCGAAACCAAAGGTCTTGGCAATTCAAAAGTATACACAGGTCTGATTGATGGCAAAAAGGTTGTTATGATCTCGCCGTCAAATGAGACAGACGAAGATGCGCGTCTTTCATTCTGCAACAAGTTTGGACAAGAGAGGTTTGGCGGCCTTGTCTAAGATCAATCTAAAAATAGATTGGGCAACCCATGAAGCTGCCAAGTATGCTTGTGAAAACTGGCACTATTCAGGCTGTATTCCAAAAAGCAAATTAGCAAAGGTTGGCGTTTGGGAGAATGGGGTTTTTATTGGCGTAATCATTTACGGTGTCGGCGCAACGTCATCATTAGTCCAACAATATGGCCTAAAAATGAATGAGGGATGCGAGCTTGTGCGCATAGCATTAAAAAAGCACAAGACAGAAGTAACTCGAATAATGGCAATTGCTCAAAAAGTTCTTAAAAAATCAATGCCCAATTTGCGACTTGTTGTTTCATTTGCAGACCCTTCAGAAGGGCACCACGGCGGCATTTATCAAGGGAACGGATGGATTTACACCGGGAAAAGTGCAGAGTGCGCTTTTCCTATAATTAATGGCAAAAAAACTCACCCTCGAACATTGAGCTTGCTAGTAAAGGCAGGAAAGGTAAAAAATAGATCCGACGTTCCGCACATAATGACCGAGGGCAAACATCGTTATTTAATGCCCCTGGACAAAGAAATGCGCGAACGTATCATGCCATTAGCAAAACCCTACCCTAAGCGTACAAAAGAGCAGGCACCAGAGTTCCCCTCTGGTCTGGGCGGTGCGACTCCGACCTGTACGCTCCAATCTTCAGCGGAAGCAATCTAATGTCCCGCAGACCGCATGAGCCAACCGAAAAGTCCAAGGCAGAAGTGGCCGCTCTGATTAGCTACGGCGTTCCTGTAAAGCAGGTGGCTGCTTATATCGGCATTGATGACAAGACTCTAAGCAAGTATTACCGCGAGATCATGGACGAGGCAATGGCGAAGGCTCACGGCCAGGTGGGGCGGTTCCTATTCCAAGCTGCTTCTGGGTCATCATTAAAGGATGGCGCTACCTATGCTGACTGCATTCGGGCCGCTATGTTCTATGCGAAAACGCAGATGGGCTTCAAAGAGACAGACCGTCTCGAGCAAACTGGGGCGGATGGCGGGCCGATTCAAACGGAGTGGATAGTAAAGGTAGTCGATGCCTAAGATGACCATACCGCGAAGGCTTTTGCCGTTGGTGCAGAAGCCCAAGCGGTTCAAAATCATCATAGGTGGTAGGGGGTCTGGGAAATCCCAGACGGTCGGTGATATCTGTTTAATGGACGCTCAGACGAAGGGCATCAAGACTGGGTGCTTTCGGGAGTTCCAGGTGACGATGGACGACTCGGTTCAGAGTCTGTTGTCGGCTGAGATTGAAAGGCTGGGGCTGCAAGGCTTCAAGACGCAATCAACTTCGATTCAGCACGAAGGCCAGGATGCGTTTAAGTTCCGAGGACTGGCAAGAAACCCTGAAGGCATCAAGAGTATGCACGGCTTTCAAAGGTTCTGGGTCGAGGAAGCGCAGACGATTAGCTTTGAATCATTAAAGGCTTTAACCCCCACGTTGAGAACCGAGGAGTCCGAAATCTGGATGACCGGAAACCCTAGACATAGCTCGGACGTTTTCTCTCAGCGGTTTATCAAACCCTGGGAGAAGGAGCTGCGGAGGGACAAATACTACGAAGACGACCTGCATCTTGTCTTGTGGGTGAACTACGACGATAACCCTTTTTTCCCCCAAGTCCTAGAATCAGAACGGGCGCACGATCAGGCAACTCTATCGTCTGCGCTGTATCGACACATTTGGCTGGG